CCAGAATCGAACTGGTGACGAAAGGTTGGAAACCTTTAGTTTTGCCTCTAAACTAATTCCGCAAGCGACTCAGATAGGATTTGAACCTATGACCGACTGCTTAGAAGGCAGTTGCTCTATCCATCTGAGCTACTGAGTCATATCTTTTTAACTTTGCCAATGATAATGGTAAAAGTTTCCTCTACGATCACACATAGGATCTTCCGCAACTACACGATAGGGCAACATACGTTGTCCTTTGAAACTAGTTCGATCACCAATAATCGAATATGCTTCCAGAAGATTGTCTGTGTTTTTTAACCTATCAACAACACTAGACTTTGCTGCTGGACGACGGTATAAGAAACCTTCGTATTGCCCAGGAGCATAAACTACATCGGCAACATTGTTAGGGAACACAGGAGAGTTGACCCTGTTAAGGATAGAAACTGCAACGCAGTATTCATCTTTAGTTCCAGTTGCTGCTTCAACTTGCACTGCACGTGCGAGGTGATCGTAGTCAGCAGGCGTCAACGCCAGAATTGTTTCCAAAATCAAAATAATCTTTCCTGTAGTAACGTCCGAGAATGTTGCTATTATAGTAGGTAGGCATCCCGTTGTCAAGTGCCTCCGTCAGAACATCGTGGACGAAAAGTTGGCGGGTCTCCTCGTAGTTTACACGGCCGGGAGTGGTGTGTAAGGATATGATTTCTCTAGCAAAAGATTCCCGTCCATATTGCTTAACATCTTCTGTAAGTTCTGGACAACTTCCATAGTACTTTTTCCAGTTACTCTCACTTGTAACTCTTCGCCGCTTGCCAGTATTAGAACTAATTCTAGGCTTTCGTTTCTGCCAGAAGTATTTTCTACCGATATAGGAACGGTTCGTGGTGCTACAGGTAATTTTGTAAACAAAACCATAGTTGTCCCCAATAAGACTCCCGTCAAAGACGCTGCCACGATAGATCCAGGGATTGGGGTACTCAGGGTACTCTTGAGTTTCTTCCACATGTTCATAATGTTCTTTCCTTATTTATTAGGTGGTTCCTCATGAAACCACCAATCATCAATTTGCTTTGCTTCTATCTTTTTTCTGATTTTAGAGTTTAAAACCAGAGAAAGTATCTTTCTTAACATCTTGTTTAATTCCACCTACAACGTAAGACTCAACTTCCGTTTCTTGTGGAGCAACTTGAAGACCTTTAGAAGAGATCCAATGCTGTGTCCAGGGAAGAGGATTATTTTTAGCAGCAATATCATAAACAGGTTTAAGTCCAATCGCTTTCATACGACGATTAGCAATCCACTCAACATACTGTTTGAGTAAAGCATCATTCAAACCAATCATACTGCCATCTCTGAACAGATGGTCTGCCCATCTCTTCTCTTCGTTTACAGCACGATCAAACATTGCATAAGTCCACTCTTCTTCTTCCTTCATGATTTGCTTCATTTCAGGATCATCTCCTGCTTTCCACTTATTCAGAATGTTCTGAGTGATCGCCAAGTGTTGATTCTCGTCTCTTGCAATAAGGGAGATAATTTTTGCTGAACCTTCCATAAGTTTGAGTTCACCGAAGGCGAAACTACAAGCAAAAGAAACATAAAAACGAATACCTTCCAGTATGTTGACATTCGCAACTGCTCTGTAAAGTTTACGTTTGACCTCTTTGATTTCCCATTGTGCAGATGGTGAATCTTTGAAGTCAGACTGCCACATATTACCATTGCCCCATGTTTGGGCATTATTAATAAAGTCATCATATGACTCCGTAACACTTCTAGCGCGTTCTAGAATGCGTTCGTCAGAGATAATATGATCAAATACATCACTGGGGTCAGAATAGATATTTTTGATGATGTAAGTATAGGAACGACTATGGATCATTTCCATAAATCCCCATACTTCCATACATGCTTCTAGTTCAGGCAGAGAACAGTATGGAATGAATGCCATACCAGGACCACGACCCTGAATAGAATCTAGCATGATCTGATACTTCAGGTTAGAAGTATAGATGTGCTTTTGCTCTGGACGAAGCAGTTGATAATCACCACGGTCTTTCTGTAGAGACACTTCTTCAGGTCTCCAGAAGTATCCAAGTTGCTGTGTAGTTAGTTTTTCAAAGATAGGATACTTGTATGAATCATACCTTTGAATGCCCAAAGGAGCACCAAAAAACATTGGTTGCTTCTTTGTGTCGTGAGGGTTGGTATTAAATACCGTCATTCCCTTCACTGTATCTGCGGTCTCCTTAGGTTCACCGCTGTATCCTCCACTGAGTTTAAACTGCACAGGATTCACACTCTCCCTCCTCGGCTTGTTCTAGTTGACTTAATATGGTTTCAAGTTCAGACTTATCCTCTTCCACCTCATCAGTCTTGATGTCGTAGGTGTTTTGATAGTATGAAGTCTTCCATCCATACTTATATGTAGTCAGAAGATCATTTGCCATGACGGAAACTGGGACCTCATTGTCTGGATAGTTCTCTGGATTGTAACTCCAGTTACCAGAAATTGCCTGATCAAAGAACTTCTGCATCACAGCAACAATATTAATGTAACCTGTGTTATCAGGCATCTCCCATAGCAATGTATAGTTCTGCTTCAATGATGAGTATTGAGGAACAATCTGCTTAAGGGGTCCTTTCTTTGATTTTTTAATGGACAAGAATCCTCTAGGTGGTTCAATTCCATTTGTTGCGTTTGACACAACGGAACTGCTCTCCGAAGGCATCTGTGCGGACAGTGTGCTGTGTCGGAGTCCGTACTTAACAATAGATGCCCTAAGACCATCCCAATCATGCGCCAACTCCTGTGTAATAAGGTCATCAACTTCCTTCTTATATGTATCAATTGGCAGGATGCCTTCAGAATACTTAGTACGTCCAAAGTATTCACAATGTCCTTTCTCTTCCGCAATACGATTAGAGGATTTTAGTAAGTAATATTGGAATGATTCGGAGAGTCCATGAACAGCATCCCATGCCTCCTGAGACCCGTAAGAGAACCCCAGTTTCGCCAGGTAATGGGCGAGACCAATAAATCCTACTCCAAGCGATCTCCGTGCCTTTGTAGCGATTTCTGCTGCCCGTACAGGATACTCCTGATAATCAATCAACTCTTCTAATCCCCGCACTGCAAGGTCACATAGATCTTCAAGTTCTTCATCAGAACGAATCTTACCTACATTAACAGCAGACAAAATACACAGAGCAATCTCACCAGGCATCTCTTCATCAATATGATTGAGAGGATCTGTTGGAAGAGTAATCTCCTGACATAGGTTACTCATATTTACTTTGTCCTTAAAGGATGAGTGACTGTTGCAGTGATCGATATTCATCAAATACAAACGACCAGTCTCTGCTCTCTCCTTTAGGATATTCAGAATTAATTCTTGTGCCCCGATAGTCTTTCTTGGAACAGACTCATCTCGTTCAAACCCCACATATAAATCATCGAACCTGTCAGTACCAAAGGAATCATACAAACCTGGTACGTCATTCGGTGAGAACAAGCTAATTTCTCCATTCGTAATGAAACGTTCGTAGAAAAGTTTTGAAATTTGGATTGAGTAGTCAAGTTTGCGTACCCGATTGTCTTCTGTGCCTTTGTTGTTCTTGAGAACAATAATATCTTCTATTTCTTGGTGCCAGATTGGGAAGTGGACTGTTGCTGATCCACCACGGATTCCATTTTGCGTACAGCATCGTACAGTTGATTCAAACTTTTTAAGGAAAGGAACAACGCCAGTGTGCTGTACTTCTCCGCCCCTGATCTTACTGTTGATCCCACGGATTCTCCCAGCGTTGATACCGATACCAGCCCTTTGTGCGACATAACGGCCAATGGCCATATCAGATGTAAAAATACTATCCAGGGTGTCATCAACATCAACCAGAACGCAAGACGCAAACTGCCGGAGCGGTGTACGCACTCCTGCCATGATTGGTGTTGGGATGTTGAGTCGGTGCCTGGAGACCGCATCGTAGTACCGTTTGACATAAGACATTCTTGTCGCTTTGGGGTAGTCCCGGAAGATAGTCAACGCAATCATGATATACATGAACTGCGGAGTTTCGTATACCTTTCCAGCACTCCTGTCTTGCACTAGGTATTTATCTACAACCTGACGTAAACCAGCATATGTGAATAAGAAATCACGATCATGATCTATGAACGTCTGTGCTTTAATAATCTCCTCTTGAGAGTATTTGACAAAGATATCTTTATCGTACAGTCCATCATATGCTTTAGCAGTGATATGATCAATCAATGAAGGCAATTCCCTCATCTTTCCAAACAGAGACTTCCTAAGCGAGAATAGAAGCAGTCTGGCAGCAACGAACTGATAGTTGGGATGATCTAGGTCAATTAAATCACTGGCACTCTTAATTAAAATCTCTTGAATCT